TCAGGAAGTTCAGGTACTTCTGGATCATCGGGCTCAAGTGGTACAAGCGGCTCATCAGGTTCTTCAGGCACTTCAGGTTCATCAGGATCATCAGGTACAAGTGGTTCATCTGGTAGTAGTGGCACTTCCGGATCTAGTGGATCATCAGGTACGAGTGGGTCATCAGGCTCTTCAGGAACTAGTGGCTCATCAGGCTCAAGCGGTACTTCAGGCTCTAGTGGTTCAAGTGGTACAAGCGGTTCATCAGGTTCTTCAGGTACTTCAGGTAGTTCAGGTTCATCCGGTACCTCAGGTAGCTCAGGTAGCTCAGGTACTTCAGGTTCAAGTGGTTCCTCAGGTACCTCAGGTAGCTCAGGTTCATCCGGTACTTCAGGATCCAGTGGATCATCAGGTACCTCAGGTTCATCAGGTAGCTCAGGTACCTCAGGATCTAGTGGATCATCAGGTACCTCAGGTTCATCAGGTAGCTCAGGTACTTCAGGTTCAAGTGGTTCCTCAGGTACCTCAGGTAGTTCAGGTTCATCCGGTACTTCAGGATCCAGTGGATCATCAGGTACCTCAGGTTCATCAGGTAGCTCAGGTACTTCAGGTTCAAGTGGTTCCTCAGGTACCTCAGGTAGCTCAGGTAGCTCAGGTACCTCAGGATCATCAGGTTCCTCAGGTACCTCAGGTAGCTCAGGTAGCTCAGGTACCTCAGGATCATCAGGTTCCTCAGGTACCTCAGGTAGCTCAGGTAGCTCAGGTACTTCAGGATCATCAGGTTCCTCAGGTACCTCAGGTAGCTCAGGTAGCTCAGGTACTTCAGGATCATCAGGTTCCTCAGGCACCTCAGGTAGCTCAGGTAGCTCAGGTACCTCAGGATCATCAGGTTCCTCAGGTACCTCAGGTAGCTCAGGTAGCTCAGGTACTTCAGGATCTAGTGGATCATCAGGTACCTCAGGTTCATCAGGTAGCTCAGGCACTTCAGGATCCAGTGGCTCGTCCGGAACTAGTGGTTCATCAGGCTCAAGTGGTACATCTGGGTCATCAGGAAGTTCTGGTACTTCTGGAAGTAGTGGATCATCTGGTACTTCAGGTTCATCAGGTTCTAGTGGAACTAGTGGAAGTTCTGGTTCTTCAGGTACATCAGGTTCTTCTGGATCGTCAGGCACCTCAGGCTCATCAGGTTCTAGTGGTACTTCAGGTTCCAGTGGTTCATCAGGTACTTCAGGATCTTCAGGTAGCTCTGGCACTTCAGGTTCTTCAGGTAGTTCAGGAACAAGTGGATCATCTGGAAGCTCAGGAACTTCAGGCTCATCAGGTTCAAGTGGCACAAGTGGAAGTAGTGGTAGTTCTGGTACTTCAGGGAGTTCTGGAAGCAGTGGAACATCGGGTAGTAGTGGTTCATCGGGAACATCAGGTTCAAGTGGTAGCTCAGGAACAAGTGGAAGTAGTGGTTCTTCAGGCACCTCAGGTTCATCGGGGTCATCAGGTACTTCAGGTTCAAGTGGAAGTAGTGGGACTAGTGGAAGTTCAGGAAGCAGTGGAACTTCAGGCTCATCAGGTAGCTCAGGTACAAGTGGCTCTTCAGGTAGTAGTGGAACTTCTGGAAGTAGTGGTTCATCAGGAACCAGTGGAAGTTCTGGCTCTAGCGGTACTTCAGGTAGTTCTGGTAGTTCAGGAACAAGTGGTTCTTCGGGAAGTTCAGGAACTAGTGGAAGCAGTGGATCTTCAGGTACTTCAGGAAGCTCTGGAAGCAGCGGAACATCAGGTTCATCAGGTTCATCAGGAACAAGTGGTTCGTCCGGAAGTTCAGGAACATCTGGCAGCTCGGGTTCTAGTGGAACAAGTGGAAGTAGTGGTTCATCAGGAACTTCTGGATCTAGTGGAAGCAGTGGTACTTCAGGTTCATCAGGAAGTTCAGGTACCTCGGGTTCAAGCGGTTCTTCAGGTACTTCAGGATCATCAGGTTCCTCAGGTACCTCAGGATCATCAGGATCAAGCGGTACTTCAGGTTCTAGTGGCTCTTCAGGAACATCTGGTTCAAGTGGATCATCTGGTACCTCTGGATCATCAGGTTCTTCGGGCACAAGTGGTTCTTCTGGAAGTAGTGGAACAAGTGGGTCATCCGGCTCATCAGGAACATCTGGCTCAAGCGGTTCATCCGGTACTAGTGGCTCATCAGGTTCATCGGGAACTTCAGGTTCTTCAGGATCATCTGGTACGAGTGGTTCATCTGGTTCTTCAGGAACGTCTGGCAGCAGTGGTTCATCAGGTACTTCAGGTTCATCAGGCTCTAGTGGGACAAGTGGTTCTTCAGGAAGTTCAGGCACTTCAGGATCTAGTGGTTCAAGTGGAACCAGTGGTTCAAGTGGATCATCTGGTACCTCAGGGTCTTCAGGATCTAGTGGGACTAGTGGTAGTAGTGGTTCTTCAGGAACTAGTGGTTCATCAGGATCATCAGGCACTTCGGGCTCATCTGGTAGTAGTGGAACATCTGGCAGTTCAGGATCTTCAGGTACTTCTGGATCTAGTGGTTCAAGTGGAACCTCTGGTTCCTCAGGTTCATCTGGGACTAGTGGTTCATCAGGCAGCTCAGGTACTAGTGGTTCATCAGGATCATCAGGCACTTCAGGTTCATCTGGAAGCTCAGGAACATCAGGATCATCAGGCTCAAGTGGTACTTCAGGCTCATCTGGTTCTTCAGGAACAAGTGGTTCTTCAGGAAGTAATGGCACTTCAGGTAGTTCAGGTTCTTCAGGTACCTCAGGATCATCAGGTTCTTCAACAATAGTACAATTCCAAACTGGTTCAAGTATATTAGAAACATTAACTACGTTAAGGATTAAAGACTTTGATAATAATGTATTTGTAACAGCTAGTGGAACAGAATTAATATTACAATTTGGAGTTCCTGCACTACCAACTTTAGGATCATTTACAGTAAATGACTTTAACCAAAATAGATTTAGTGGCCCAGGTGCAGGTAATTATGTAATAGATGATAACTATACCTTTACTTTTAATTATACTTTAGATCCCACTAACACATTTAATTCAGCTTCATTATTAGCAGATATTGATGGAGTTGAAACCCAAATTGATGTAATATCTGTAGATAGTTCTCCTATAACATTTGACATACAAGATTATGTAACTTATTTCCATTCAGGTTCCCATACATTTAAAGCTGGGTTAAATGTTGAACTAGCTGATGGATCAGACATAAGTGTAGAATCAGGTGATGCTTCAAATACCAACTTATCAAAAGGTAATGCAGCTAACCCTGGAATTAATGCTACATGGACTTTTGATAGTGCTGGGTATAGTTCATATGCTACTAACACGGGTACTACTAGTACATCAACTTCAACGATTGAAAAAGGTGTAACAGGAGACATTGATTGGTATGCTACAGCAGGAGCTACTAGTAATGGATGGACTAAAACATCAGTTTCTCCTACTAGTGGTACTCCTAGTAATAGAATTATTACAGCAACAGGTGCTGTTAGTAGTTTAAGTTTAACTGCTAATTGGTCGTCTAACGGTTTAGGAAATCCTACTACAAACCAAACTACTAATAGTAAAGCATTTAGTAGAATAACAAGTTTAAGATATGCTGCTTTCCCAGTAAATCATTTTACTACAGATTTATCTCCAACCAACTCAGAATTATTAGATATACTAGATTGGACATCTAATGGAGGAACAATTGATTTCCAAACAGTAAATCCTAATAATGAAGCCTTTAGTGTAGCGTGGACTGGAACTAAAAATATTTATATTGTGATGGATGATGCATACACATTAAGTGAATTATTTATTGGAACCCAAAACCAAATAGGAGCTTTTACAACTGGAACCACTACTGATTATAGATTTTATGTAACTACATCTCCACAAGCACAAGCAGCAAGCCCGTTTAATATAACTTTATACACTTAATAATATGCCATTTTCATTTGCAGACGGTTTAGTAATAGGTAACAACGCCCCAGTTGATGGAAGATTTGTAGTTGCTAATGAAACTGCTAGATTTAATTTTGGTTATCTTAATGTATTTGATGGTTTAACAGTTTACCAAGCAGATACTCAAAAATATTATGTATTAACAGATTCTGCTAATTCAGGTTCTAATGCAGGGTGGAGAGAAGTTACTTTAAGTAGTGGAAGTTTTACTATAACGGGTAGTTTATTTTTAACAGGATCAATTACAGGATCTCATCTTAAGTTATTAGATATCCCTGCAGGCAGTGAAACCACCTTCCTTACAGTAGATGGTAGTGGTAATGTAAAAACAGCTACCTCAGGAGGAGATGGTACTTCAGGGTCTAGTGGTTCCTCAGGTACCTCAGGATCATCAGGTTCCTCAGGTACCTCAGGCTCATCAGGTTCTTCAGGTACCTCAGGCTCATCAGGTTCCTCAGGTACCTCAGGATCATCAGGTTCTTCAGGTACCTCAGGCTCATCAGGTTCCTCAGGTACCTCAGGCTCATCAGGTTCCTCAGGTACCTCAGGTAGCTCAGGTAGCTCAGGTACTTCAGGTTCAAGTGGTTCTTCAGGTACCTCAGGATCATCAGGTTCTTCAGGTACTTCAGGCAGCTCAGGTTCTTCAGGTACTTCAGGATCATCAGGTTCCTCAGGTACTTCAGGTTCAAGTGGTTCTTCAGGTACCTCAGGCTCATCAGGTTCCTCAGGTACTTCAGGCAGCTCAGGTTCTTCAGGTACTTCAGGATCATCAGGTTCCTCAGGTACTTCAGGCTCGTCAGGTAGTTCAGGTACTTCAGGATCATCAGGTTCCTCAGGTACTTCAGGTAGCTCAGGTTCTTCAGGTACTTCAGGCTCATCAGGTAGTTCAGGTACCTCAGGTTCATCAGGTTCCTCAGGTGCAGATGGTACCTCAGGTTCATCAGGTTCCTCAGGTGCAGATGGTACTTCAGGCTCATCAGGCTCTTCAGGTGCAGATGGTACCTCAGGTTCTAGTGGTTCCTCAGGTGCAGATGGTACCTCAGGCTCATCAGGCTCTTCAGGTGCAGATGGTACCTCAGGTTCCTCAGGCTCTTCAGGTGCAGATGGTACCTCAGGTTCCTCAGGTAGCTCAGGTACCTCAGGCTCATCAGGTAGTTCAGGTACCTCAGGTTCCTCCGGTAAATTAGCAGGTAATAGATATATTGTAAGAACAACAGCAGATGAGAATGGTGAAGTTGCGTTTGATGCCTTAGGGGAGATACAGTTTTATACTACTGATGCAGACGGTAATATTTTATCTAATTGGGTTGAAACATGGACTGATAATACTACTACATTAAAGAGTGATGGGTGGGGGATAGTTACCTTTCAATCAGCATCTGTAGTATTACAATTTGAAATTACTCAACGGACAAATGGGTATACTCCCTGGGATTTTGATGGTAGCTTTGTACAGGGGGCATCAAATTCCTTTAGTAGCGGTGATATAGTTTTTCTAACAAATTTTAGTAAATACGGAGAAAATGGCACCTCAGGTTCCTCAGGTTCCTCAGGTGCAGATGGTACCTCAGGTTCCTCAGGTTCCTCAGGTGCAGATGGTACCTCAGGTTCCTCAGGTTCCTCAGGTGCAGATGGTACTTCAGGCTCATCAGGCTCTTCAGGTGCAGATGGTACCTCAGGTTCTAGTGGTTCCTCAGGTGCAGATGGTACCTCAGGTTCATCAGGCTCTTCAGGTGCAGATGGTACTTCAGGTTCCTCAGGCTCTTCAGGTGCAGATGGTACCTCAGGTTCCTCAGGCTCTTCAGGTGCAGATGGTACCTCAGGTTCATCAGGCTCTTCAGGTGCAGATGGTACCTCAGGTTCCTCAGGCTCTTCAGGTGCAGATGGTACCTCAGGTTCATCAGGCTCTTCAGGTGCAGACGGTACCTCAGGTTCATCAGGCTCTTCAGGTGCAGACGGTACCTCAGGTTCATCAGGCTCTTCAGGTGCAGACGGTACTTCAGGATCTAGTGGTTCCTCAGGTGCAGACGGTACCTCAGGTTCCTCAGGTACAGACGGTGCTAATGGTACCTCAGGTTCCTCAGGTACAGATGGTGCTAACGGCACTTCAGGTTCCTCAGGTACGTCTCCCACAATAGCTAATGATTCAAATAATAGAATAGTAACAGCTGTAGGTAATGGTACTTTAAATGGAGAAACTAATTTTACTTTTGATGGAACTGACGCTATCCTATCAGGCATTTTAAGAGCTAACACTATTAAAATAACCTCTCAAGGTGCTTCTTCAGCAGGTGCATATGGTCCTGGTTCTCGTATACTTTATCTCTCCACTGCCCTCCCTGATCCTATTAATGCAGGATATGTTTATTATTATAATAGTGCGGCATGGGGTAGTGCTGATGCCGATAACGAATCTACATCTAAAGGATTGATGGCAGTAGCAACAGCAGCAGCAGCATCTGGTGACCCATCAGATGGTATGCTTTTAGAAGGAGTAGTGTATATGGCTACTGACCCTGGGGGTAGTGCTGGAGAACCTGTTTATTTATCAACAGCAGTAGGGAGATTAACATCAACTCAACCGGGATCAGGAAAAATTGTTAGAATAATGGGGTATCAAATATCTACTAATGTAGTTTATTTTAACCCATCCCCAGATTATATTAAGAAAGCATAATATGCCTACAATAAATGTTTCAACAGCTGCCTATTCTAGAGTAGTAACCCAACCAAGCCATGCTGCTGCTAGAGGGGCTGCATCAGGTCAATCTACAAACATTACAGGTCAAGCAGCTAATGCTTTTTCTTATGTAGCGGCTAGTGGAGGAAGGGGCTTATCATACAGCATATATAGAACTTTCCTTTATTTTGATACTACAGCAATTACAGGAACAGTTAGTGCTGCTTCTGTAAATGTTTTAGGTTATAGTAGTGGTGGAGGTAGAAGAATACTGGTACCAAGTACTGCTTTTGGTGGAGATGGACAAAGTGCTATAGCAGGAAGTGATTATAGCGCTTTAAGCTTTAATACTAATTACAATAATAATGTTAATGGGTGGAATACAAGTTCTAATAATGTCTTTACTCTAAAAGCTACGGCATTATCTGACATGCAAACTGATGACTATTTTATTTGTGCCCTTATAGAATATGACCATGACTTTAGTGATTCAGCCCCAGCAACTGCAGTAAGTAATATATTTGGATTAGACGCAACTACTTCTTCAGATATATACTTAGATTATACCTTAACAGGTGGAGGTGGAGGACCAGCAGGGGTTGCCGAAGTGAATGGGATAGCTACCGCTGATATAAATAATTGGAATAATACTGTTTGGGGAGATATTGATTCTATAAATGGTATTACTTAAATTTAGTTTTGTTGAAATTTACAATATTTATAAACAAACAACATGCCCAACACCCCAATATGGCCCGGATCTAGTTCATTCTTCCCAGGAGAGACTCCTTTTGGGTTTTATGATAATGATATAGATTTCCAATGTGATGCAGATAAAGTATCTGTATTTTGTGCTCGTCGTTTAGGATACCCTTTAGCTGACGTAGAATTACAAGATATTAACTTTTATACTGCTTTTGAAGAAGCAGTAACAACTTATGGTAATGAAGTATTTGCTTATAAAGCAAGTGAAAATTACCTTTCATTAGAAGGGTCAACCACAGGTTCAAATTTAAATTATAAACTTACTCAACCCAACTTAGGGGCTGAAATTAGGATTGCTGAATCTTATGGAGTAGAAGCAGGTGTAGGAGGCAATGTTGAATATAGAACGGGAAGCATTGAAATGACAAAGGGAACCCAAGTATATGATTTACAAAATTTTGCTAATTCTATAAGTGAAAGTAAAAATAACATAGAAGTTAAAAAAGTATTTTATGAAGCTAGACCTGCAATTGTCCGTTTTTTTGATCCTTATGCAGGAGTAGGAACATCGGATTTTGGAAGTTTTATGGACCAATTCGGCTTCGGAGGAATGTCCCCAGGCATTAATTTTATGATGATGCCTATAAATTACGATATAGCAAAACTACAAGCTATTGAATTTAATGATACTATTAGAAAATCTAATTATAGTTTCGAACTAGTAAATAACAAAATTAGGATATTTCCTATTCCCTTAAAAGACGAAAAACTATTTTTCCACTATATCCTTAAATCAGACAGAAATAATCCTGTAGTTTCAGGAAGCATAGGACAAGGAGTAGTAACTGACATTTCTACAGTTCCTTATGTAAATCCTACTTACAAATATATTAATTCTATAGGTAGACAATGGATATTTGAATATACTCTAGCTTTAGCTAAAGAAATGTTAGGATATATTAGAGGTAAATATACAACAATTCCTATACCTGGAGCTGAAACTACTTTAAATCATGGAGACTTAATAACAGCAGCAACAGCCGAAAAAATTGCACTATTAGAAAGATTAAGGGGTTATTTAGATGAAACTTCAAGAGCAAAATTATTAGAAAAAAAGGCTAATGAAGCTGAGTTTTTACAAAAAGACTTAAATAAAGTACCTTACACAATTTATATTGGCTAATGGCATTATTTGGAAGAACTAGAGATGTAAATTTAATAAAAACAATTAATCGTGAATTGTTAGGGGATGTTATTACCCAGCAATGTTCTTTTTATAAAATAAGATTAGAAGAAACTACATTTAATTTATATGGGGAAGCAGCAGGAGGAAAATTTTATGATGGTCCTATTATATTTAATTGTTTAGTAGATAGAAATGATCAAGAATATCCTGAAAGCGATTTAGGTGTAGATTTTAATTGGAGTACAATATTTAAATTCCTTAGGGAAGATATATTAAATGCTGGTATGCAACCAGAAGTAGGAGATATTATTTTATACAATGATGGTTATTATCAAGTCGATGATGTTATTTCTAACCAATATTTTGTAGGTAAAGATCCTAATTATCCTAATGAACCCAACCCCCTTAACCCAGGCTTAAGTGATTTTGGAGGTAATTTATCTTACATAGTTAAAACACATTATGAACCTGCTGATAAATTCGGCATTACTAAAGAAAGATTTTAATGGCAGAACAAGGCAAAACCCCAATCCCTAAATCCCAAAGAGAAATAGCTACAGGGCTAAATGAACCTACTATTCCGGGGAATGATCCTAATAATGTTACTAAATATTTTCCTTCTTTAGCAGATGCTAGAGCTAATAATCAAAGTGTTCAACCTGCTAGAGCTTCTAGAATATCCCAAAAGGAGGATAGTTGGAAACCTTTTACAATTGGTATTAAGGATTTAGATGAAGCTATTAAATATTATTTTGATAATGTAATCCAACCTTCTGTAGTACAAAATGGTAATAGAATAGCAGTACCTACTATATACGGTTCCCCCGAAAGATGGAAATCAGTACAACGTGATGGTTATTATAGGGATAAAAAAGGCAAAATAATGGCTCCGCTTATTATGTATAAGCGAACCAACATAGATAGAAATAGAGGAATTACAAATAAAATAGACGCTAACTTTCCTCAAAACTATGCTGTATTCCAACAACAGTATACAAAAAAGAACCATTACAATAACTTAAGTGTATTAAATGGGGCCAAACCCATTAAAACTTATCAAGCTATTGTAATTCCTGATTTTGTTACTTTTACTTATTCGTGTGTAATTTATACTTATTATATGGAACAATTAAACCAAATAATCGAAGCTATAAACTATGCCGCAGATACTTATTGGGGTGATCCTCAACGTTTTAAATTTAGAGCTATGATAAATGGGTACCAAACCATCACAGAATTAAATGTAGGGCAAGAACGTACTGTAAAAGGTAACTTTGATATTAAATTAAATGGTTATATTATACCAAATGTTATACAAAAAGACCTTGATGCTCTTAAGAAATTTTCAAGTGATTCTAAAGTTATTATTACTCAAGAAACTATTGAAAGTTTAACTAGGGATAGGGGCAATCAATTTATAGAAGGAATTAATACAAATTTAGACTAAAATGGCAGACCAAAATCTTACCCCTGAAGAAATTTCAGAAATTAAAGCAACACAACAAACCCAAGAAAAACTTTTAAATAGTTTTGGAGAATTAGAGTTTCAAATCCAAACTCTTGAATTACAAAAAGAAAAGCTAGTTGAACAGTTAGAAAAATATAAAACTGAAGAACAAAATTTAGCTAATAAGTTATCTACTAAGTATGGTAATGGTACTATTGATGTTGAAAAAGGAGTATTTCAAAACTAAAACATTTTTTTAATAAAATTTACCATATTTATCAATAAAGAAATTAATTAATTTTTAAACTTATAAATTCGAATTTTAACATGGCAGAACAAATAATCTCTCCAGGGGTATTTCAAAATGAAAATGTTCCTGTAGCTTTAGAGGCAGCAGCAGCCCCCATAGGAGCTGCTATCGTGGGGCCTACACTTAAGGGTCCTATAGGTATTCCTACTACTGTAACAACTTACACTGAATTTAAACAAAAATTTGGTGGAGCATTTGTTAGTGGCGGAACCCAACAATCTTTTTTCACATCAATCTCAGCACAAAATTACTTCAAACAAGGAGGTACTAGTTTATTAGTTACTAGAGTAGCTAGTGGAAGTAATTCATTTACCCCTGCTACTTCCTCAGATATTGCAGGAAGTGATGCTAGTGTAACAAATGCTTTTACTCTTCAAACCATTTCTGAAGGAGCAAACCAAAATAGTGATTCTACACCTACAACAGCAGGTGCTTTACCTAATGGTACTGCTGATAATTTAAGATTTGAAATTACTAATGTAAATACCGGATCTGGTATCTTTACTCTCAACATTAGACAAGGTAATGACAGAACATCTGATAAAACTATCCTTGAATCTTGGAGAGGTGTTTCAATGGATCCTACCCGAGATGATTACATTGCTAAAGTAATTGGTAACCAAGTATTTAATGTGGGGACAGATGGAACTGATGCCTATGTAAGTGTAACAGGTGAATATCCTAACAAGTCTAAATATGTAATTGTAAAATCAGTTAATAATCCAACCCCTTATTATTTAGATGGTGCCGGAACTGCAAAAACCGAATTTACAGCTTCTATCCCTTCATCTTCAAATTTAAATGGAGTATTTGGTAATGCTGTAGGTAGTATCTTTTTTGGATCAGCAGGTGGTACTAAATACTACAAAAACATCACAAATGTCAACTCACAAGGTTTAATATCAGACGATTACACATCTTCATTTAATCTTTTAAGAAATAAAGATCAATATAAATACAATGTAATTTCAGCACCTGGTTTAATCTATTCATTTGATAACCACAGTGGTTCTTTAAATACCCTTATCAATACTACAACTACTAGAGGTGATAGCCTTTTACCTCTTGATTTAGTAGCTTATGGATCAAATGTAGGGGCAGTTACTGGATCCGCAGCAAATTTAAACACTAATTATGCTGTTGCATACTGGCCTTGGTTGTTAACTAAAGATGAAGACACATCAGCTAATATATGGGTTCCTGCCTCAACAATTATCCCTTCAGTATACGTTTACAATGATAATACATCTGAAGCATGGTTTGCACCTGCTGGATTTACAAGAGGTACTATGCCAAATGTAGTAGCACCTGAAAAAACATTACCACGTGGTTTAAGGGATCTTCTTTATAATGCAAAAGTTAACCCAATTGCTACCTTCCCGGGCACAGGTGTTGTAGTGTATGGTCAAAAGACACTTCAATCCCTTGCTACTGCAACTGATAGAGTAAATGTTAGAAGATTAATGATTGCCCTTAAAGACTTTATTGGTAATGTTTCTCAAAATCTTGTATTTGAACCTAATTCATTACAAACTAGAAACAGCTTCTTAAGTGTTGTCAACCCATACTTAGAAAGTGTTCAACAAAACCAAGGTTTGTATGCGTTTAAAGTTGTAATGGATGACTCAAATAACGGTCCTGATGTAATAGACAGGAACGAACTGAGAGGTGCTATCTATTTACAACCCGTCAAAGCCGCAGAATTTATTATACTTGACTTTAACCTCCTACCAACAGGAGCTGAATTCCCTTCATAATAGATTCTATATATTTATCAACAAGACAATTAATTAACTTATAAATTCGAATTTTAACATGGCAGAACAAATAATCTCCCCAGGTGTATTCCAGAATGAAAATGTTCCGGTGGCACTTGAAGCGGCAGCAGCTCCTATAGGGGCTGCTATCGTGGGACCTACAGTTAAAGGTCCTATGGGTATTCCTACCATTTGCACTACGTACACTGATTATAAACAAAAATTTGGTAGTACTGTAGTAAGTGGAGGTATAGAATACTCTTACTTTACATCAATCTCAGCACAAAATTACTTCAAACAAGGAGGTACTAGTTTATTAGTTACTAGAGTAGCTAGTGGATCAGAAGACTTTACAGCATCAGTTTCTACTGATGTTATAACTGGTAGTGATAGTGGTGGTACTCCTAGTAATGCAAATGTATTCCAATTACAAACAATATCAGTTGGAGCTAACCAAAATAGTACTGGTTCTTCTGGAGGAGGAGTAACTACTGGAGGTGCTTTACCTTCAGGTTCAAAAGATAACCTAAGATGGGAAATTACAAATGTAGATATAAACGCAGGTATCTTTACTCTCAACATTAGACAAGGTAATGACAGAACAGCTGATAAAACTATCCTTGAATCTTGGAGAGGTGTATCGCTTGATCCCAAAAGAGATGATTACATTGCTAAAGTAATTGGTAATCAACAATTTTCAATAGGTACAGATAGTGGTGAATCATTTGTTGAAGTTGATGGTGAATACCCCAATAGATCTAAGTATGTAATTGTAAGTGCAGTTAATAACCCTATGCCAGACTACCTTGATGGTGCTGGAACCCCTAATGCTGCTTACACTGCTTCAATGCCCATAGCTCAAGAAGGTGCATTTGAAAGTGGAGTAGGTGAATTATTCCCTAACGGGGGAACTGGAGCTACTAATTTTTATAGTGCAATTACAGATGAAAATACTCAAGGTTTAACAGAAGAAGATTACACAGATGTATTAAATCTTTTGAAAAATAAAGACCAATACTCCTTTAATGTAATTAGTGTTCCTGGATTATATTACAGTGACCACAATACTACCCTTGATACTCTTATTAATAATACTACTACTAGAGGTGACAGCATTTTGCCCCTTGATTTAGTAAATTATGGGTCAAGTTCGGCAGAAGTAATTTCTCAAGCAAACCAAGTAAACACTAACTATGCTGCTGCATACTGGCCTTGGTTACTAGTTAATGAGGAAGATACAAAGGCTAACGTATGGGTACCAGCCTCAACAATTATCCCTTCAGTATATGTTTATAATGACAACACATCTGAAGCATGGTTTGCACCTGCTGGATTTACAAGAGGTACTATGCCAAATGTAGTAGCACCTGAAAAAACATTACCACGCTCTGTTAGAGATAATTTATACAACGCTAAAATTAACCCAATTGCTACCTTCCCAGGTACAGGTGTTGTAGTATACGGTCAGAAAACATTACAATCCTTAGCAACTGCACTTGACAGGGTAAATGTTAGAAGATTAATGATTACTCTTAAAGACTTTATTGGTAATGTTTCTCAAAACCTTGTATTTGAACCTAATTCATTACAAACTAGAAACAGCTTCTTAAGTGTTGTTAATCCATACTTAGAAAGTGTTCAACAAAACCAAGGTCTATATTCATTTAAAGTAGTGATGGATGATTCAAATAACGGTCCTGATGTAATAGATAGAAATGAATTAAGAGGAGCTATTTATTTGCAACCTGTTAAGACAGCAGAATTTATTATACTTGACTTTAACCTCCTACCAACAGGAGCTGAATTCCCTTCATAATAGATTCTTAATAACAAAAAGAAAGGGGTCGGATTTATCCGACCTCTTTTTTCTTTAAATATTTATAAGTAACCCAATAAGGGTTTTAATTTATAACTAACTTTAAAATAACGATCATGGCAGTATTAGATCCAAACGAAATATTTTTCACAGCGTTTGAACCCAAACAGCAAAATAGATTTCTTATGCTTGTTGACGGCGTACCTTCGTACTTCATCAAAGGTGTAGGAGCAATTACATTAACACAAGGAGAAGTAACTCTTAACCACATTAACGTCTACAGAAAAGTAAAAGGTAAGACCACATGGGGTAACGTAGCTTTAACCCTTCACGATCCTATCTCACCTTCTGGAACACAAACCATTATGGAATGGGTAAGATTACACCACGAATCAGTAACAGGTAGAGATGGTTACTCTGACTTCTATAAGAAGGACGTAACATTAAACATCTTAGGTCCTGTTGGTGATATTGTTTCTGAGTGGGTATTGAAAGGATGCTTTATTGTAGATGCTAACTTCGGTGAGTATAGCTGGGACAATGAAAACGCCGCCCAAACTATTACAATGACTCTTGCCCCAGATTACTGCGTATTAAATTACTAATCAATCGGGTAAAATCCAAAAAGGAGCGCACGAAAGTGCGCTCTTTTTATCTCTCGATATATTTATATCAAACATAAAAGTTATTTTAAATGAGTGAAGAAAAAAAATTTAAATTCCCCACGGAAATTGTAGAGTTGCCTTCGAAAGGTTTACTTTACCCTAAAGACAATCCCCTATCTTCTGGCAAAATTGAAATGAAGTACATGACCGCTAAGGAAGAGGACATTTTAACTAACCAAAATTACATTAGACAAGGCGTTGTTCTTGATAAGTTAATGCAATCGCTGATTGTGTCGAAGTGTAATTATGATGACCTTGTAGTAGGCGATAAAAACGCTATAATGGTTGCTTCTCGTATTCTAGGTTATGGTAAAGATTATACCTTTGAATATGAAGGACAAGAAGTTACAGTTGATTTATCTGAAATTGAACCTAAATGGATTAAAGAAGAAGATTTAGTAGAACCTAATACTAATGAGTTTCATTATACTTTACCTCATACTGAAACACCTATAACATTTAAGATTCTTAATAATAAAGATGAAAAGATGATTGAAGGTGAAATTAAAGGAGCTAAAAAAATCAACAAATTAGCATCCCCAGAACTATCAATGAGATTAAAACAAATGATCCTTTCAGTAAATGGGGATGATAGTCGTAAAGCCGTTAGAGAATTTGTAGACACCTATCTCTTAGCTCGTGATTCTAGAGCATTAAGAGAGCATATCAAGGAGATCCAGCCCGATATGGACTTAACATTTGATTTTTATCCCGAAGATGGGGGTGATTCTCAGGAAGATGTTAAGATCCCTATCGGGGTTACGTTTTTTTGGCCTGACGCGTGAATATAGAATAAGCATGTTTGCTATGATCCATGATATAGTATATCATGGTAATGGCGGTTTCGATTGGGAGACAATATATAACATGCCTATTTGGTTAAGGCGCTTTACTTACAATAGAATAGCGTCATTTACCAAGGAACAAAACGAAGCTCAACAAAGTGCTGCCCAACAAACTGCAGGAGGCACAACTCGACAAATTGACTTCACTAAACCACCTCCTGACATAAAACCCGGGCAACGCGTATAAAGAGAGGCACCGCAAAGGCGGTGCCTCTTGATATTTATATGAAAACAACACTGAATGGCTTCTGAAGAGGATATTAATAACCAGTCACGGTTTAACGACTTACAAAGAGACAGTAATGAGTTATTAACGGATTAT